ATTTGAGTTTCTCTTAAATTTAACCCTCACCAAAATACCAAAACAACAATAATTTATAGGACGCGCGCGTAGTAATCGAAAATATATTGGCATGTCAAGAAAATTCGATCATGCGTTAATCAAAAAAAGTTGACCCTATATCATCAACGACTTAACACCATTTTCAATTTTGAAATACGCTTGAAATCAGAAGTCAAAACGTAACGAATCTTGGAAATTGAGCAGAGATAACTAAGAGATAAGAAACCAAAAAAGGATTGCTCTGCATGAACATTCTTCACTTGAAGTTATCAACCGGGGAGGATATCTTCGGACAGGAAGTAACAATCAAGGATGGGCTTGTTATTCTCCATGAGGTTTTGGTTATGGAAACGATTCAGTCTGAAGAATCCAAATACATGTTCATGACCAGATACACACCATTCCTAGAAAACAGAACAATTGCCATTCCAGCGATTCAGATCATGTTCTATGGCGCGGTGACTGACGTGGTGAAGAACCATTACATCAATTCACTTGAGTTCTGTCACAAGATGTCCGATGAAAATTTCAATGAAGGCATTCAGTCGGCAACAGGATATCTGAAACGGGTTTTAGCTTCTTCCGAACAAAACACCGATGATATTATTGAGGATGATGAATTGTTGGTAGCTAAAGCCTCTCCTACAAAGCACTGATATCAATCAGCCGTGACCGCTGGCTTGATTGTTTTAGTTTTAGGTATCAGCCTAGCTTGTCAGAAACAATCAAACCATTAGCTAATTTCATAATGCTGATTTTCTTTGAAACAGCAAAAATTCCGGAGTACACATTCGCCCAATAGGGAACGGTGTCGTGATGACCTCACGCGCTCTTGCAAGAGAAGTAAAGGTTCGTGCAAGCATTCATGTTGAGGAACATGGGCGTAAAAAGAGCGCCAAAATACCAATTGAATTGATATAATTGAAACAATTAAGATAAAATGCCCAAATTTCCATCAGGAAACCCACTTTCTGCGAAGTGGTTGGGGCCTTGTGTCTCCAATACATTTTCGAAGTGAGTTTTGTCGTTTTCTGTGAATTGATTTGATTGTTCAGAATTGGATTTACTTTGTTTCTCCGGTACTTTAGCCGGAGGTTGTGTTTGATTCTCGATTTCAAGATCGTTTAATTTCGATCCCTTCTTGATTGAAGGATCGAGCATGACGGGTTTGTATTCAAATGGAGCTAACGATGGATCATTAGTATAAGTGCCTCGCAAAGGATCAGTTCCTTTATCGAAAATAGTACCATCAATTTTTGGTTTTCCGATAACTGAATATGGCGCATAAGGACCGGTAGCACTGTTTGCTGGGTTACGAGCAAAGTTATTTCCACCAATGCGGAAAGCATCTGGGTGTCGTTGATTCCATTGATTGACAGAACCTGTCGTTCTGAATTCGTTGGAACCATTTGTTATGTCTGGTTCTCGGCCAGAAGCTATTGCTCGAATTCTGCTTCTTATAAATTCAGCTTCTTTTGCACTCGGTTTTCTATTTCCGATGAATTGTCCGCGAGCAGTAGCAACGTCTAAAAGATTGCTAGACTTGCCATACATTTTGGTGCCGACACGGTTTAAAGCTGTGTTGATAACAGCATCAACACTCTTTTGGTTGTTGGTGTAAGATTCGCCAGCAATCATACTAATAACACGATCACTTAAATCTGTGTCTTCGGACAATGCATAAGGTTTGCGATATAAGCCTTCTGACGTGTTTTGGATTGGTTGTTTATTGTCATAGTTTCCAGACTTCAACCAAGCTGGGCTCGAATCGTTCAGACTGTTGGTGAAAGGACGACTTTTTCCATCTGACAAATCTATTGAAGGTTCTGCACTAGGAGAACCAAAAGAACTGCGAGCAACCTGTGTTATGTCTCTATCTGACGGATTTAAATTAGCAACGGCCTCACCAGACTTAATCTGATTTTGATCTGGAGGAACAAATCCGCCAAGTTGTGTTTGTGGATTTGAAGTGTCAGGATTCGGGAATACGGAATCGGTCTTGTCACTCTTGGTGTCGGTGGCATTTTCTTGCTGTGAATCACTCCATGATCCACTCGCACCGCCATTACCTTTTTTGTTTTGGTTTTGTGTGAAGTCACGACCTTCCATAACCAGTTTGTCATATTCGAATTCGATGTCTTTTGCATTGAATTTGATTTCAGACGCCTTGATACGAAGTTCTTCGGAAGAACCATCGTTCTTAGTACCGATGTTGGAATTCTTTTTGCTTTCTAATTCCGGTTTCTTTTCTGCGTCTGGTGGGGTTTCGTCTGTCTTCGAATCTTCCGGCAACAGAGAGTTCAAAGCCATTCCGCTTGCTAGAGCTATACCGCCAACCAAAGCCATCTTAGCAAAAGAAGACTTTCCACCACTCAAGCCATTGCCACCGCCAAGTATATCTTCTTTTCGTTGGCGGATGATCTTGGTGTAATTCAGTTTTTTGACAATCGATTCGATGTTTGAAATCTTATCGATTACTTTTGACGTAGCCTTTCCAATGACTCGACCAAGTAAAGACGTTCCATGTGAAATGGAATGATTGAGATTAGAAATCGAACCAATGATAATCGCGGTAGTTTTGTTTAATGCTTCGACCGAAACACCGCCACCACTCTCTTCCTTTTTCAGTTTGCCCTTGAGTGCTTCTTCATCAATCTTACTGTAACCGAGACCAGTTAGACGATTGAAACCACGACCAAGCAATCCGAAATTCTTTTCGATATTAGCAGCCGCAGCGCCACCGAAATGTTCGTTTAACTTGCTGGCACCTTTGTAAATGCCTTTGCCGATTGTTTTTCCGGTCTTTCCAGTGATGTTTCTAAGACGCTCGAATTTACGTTTGTTCGCAAGCCTCTGTTCTGGTGTAATCGGAGTGGCACCATCCCATCCGTTTTTCTTTAGCTTCTCGACTTGATCGAGAATTTGTTTTGGAGACGTACCGAATTCGTTTGCCAATTCCTCTGGGGAATATCCATTGGCAAACATCTTCTTGAGCCGTTCGTTGTTAGTCGTTGACCACGTTTTCTTAGGCTCTTTAGGTTCCTTCGGCTTCTTGGTTTTCTGTTGTCTCTGTTGAGATTTCTTTTTTTCCTCCCCAAAATCATAATTCGGATACAGTTTTTTGATTTCCGAATCAGGAATGCCTTTCGCTCGTAAAGCTTCGATTATTTTTTTCGGGTCGAAATTGTCATCAGCCATTAGGCTTCTCCAAGATTATTCTCTGTTGCAAAGTAGTTTGCAAATGTGTTGGTGTCATAAACACGCTTTTCTGATCGTTGATCTAATAAACCTTGATAACTAGATTGTTTTTCTTCTTTTGGTCTAGTAGTGTTGTCTGGCACATTAGAAGGTCTTACTGTTATGCCAAGATCAACAGGCTTTTCGATTGGATTTAATTTATCGACTCCAAGTTGTTTGCCCAACAATGTTTGTGATGGTAATGGTGCCGTCTTATTAGTCATGTATGATAAGAAAGAATCAAAACTGGCTTGTTTTTCTTTTTCAGCAATTGAATATTGATCATCTTTGTATGGATCGGGTTGGTTGCGACGATCATCGATATTGTCGCTTTTTTTCATCCAACTCCAATCCGAATCTTTCTTAGACCACCAATACCCGTTCTTCCATGGAATCGTTTGATCTTTGGACGCAGCATCATTCAATGCTGGCGGGATGTCTCCGAAAGACATTGGTTTAGAAACTTGTTCGGTTGGTTTGTCGCTGGGTTTTGATTTCTGCTCTAATTTTTTGATTTCATCTGGAGATAAAGTTGGTAATCCATTCCATTCAAAATGCATAGGATCGTTGTATTTTCTCGACCAATCGCCTCCCCAAGACAAACCATATTTCGCTGCCATGTCACGAACGTTCGCTGGCATATCAGTTTTGCCAGTGCCGTTTTGAAGGTTCTTACTTGGATTGATGTCGATAGCATTGCCATAAGCATGTTGAGACCAACCACGACCCATTCGTTTTTGTCTCATACTAAGACCGGCGACCGAATCAATCTTATAACCAGACGCTTCCAGTTCATTCAAGAAACCCGTAAATGCTTCGGCGGAAGCGGAATTGACGGTGACTTTCTTTCCTGAGTTTAGTGTGATCGTTGTTTGATTAGTACCGACTTCACCATATTGACCATGCATGAAGTTGGCTTTTCCTTTGATGCCTCTTAACTCTGCTAAGCCTTTTGGTGCTGCGGTAGTATCGACGCTTCTCGGATGTTCTAAAGGTGTTGTTTTATTTTTTCCAGTTCCGAATGCTCTATCGGCCATGCCATTGAGTGTTCCAGCGCCACCGGGACCACCGCGCAATATATTGTTGATTGCTCCAAATACGCCGCGTTGCTTTACGCTATCGACCGCTTCATCGAGCATATGATTGAAGAAACCAGCACCACCTCGACCACCAATCATCTTGTCGGCAAGTTTGTTTAACGTCCCGGCTTTGTTGCCGTCGTCAAGAAATCGTTTCTTGAATTCTAATGTGTTGAGTGCATCGAACTTTATCTTATTGGCATCGAATATAATTTTGCTGATATTGATTGAATTGACGCCACCATTTTTTCGGTAAGAACGGTTGTAAAACATGGTGATAATGCCAGCGGCACCACCAACAAGAGCGCCAGCAAAAGCACCAACCGGACCAGCCATTGCACCAAGAGTACCACCAGCCGCCGCGCCTGTAAGAGCAGTCCAACCATAATCGCCAAGTATATCACCCGCAGTTTCTTTGTTTGGGTCTCGATTGAAAGCTTCCGTAAAATTGAAAGCTGAGAGAGCAACATCAACAGGAACCAAAGCTTTAAGAAAACCTTTGGCAATAAATTTGAAAGGGTTGAAAACGGGAGATAACAGAGACTTCAATATTCCCGGCTTCTTTAGAATTTCAACGGCAGTCTTCTTTCCAAGTAACTTCGAAAGAATGGATGTATTTCTTAGAAAGGACACGACTTTCTTGGCGGTATACAACGCGCCTAAGATGCCAGCCCAACTAAACCCGTCGTCATCATCTTTCTTTTTGTTTCCTGATAACAGAATGCTTTGCGGAGCAGTCTTCTTCTGTCTCTCATAAAGCAAGCGAGTCAGAAGATTGCCAAGTGATTCTAATGATCTTGATACATTCTCTCCATAATGGTCCATGTATCGATTGACGAAAACGAAACCTTTGTTGGTTGTTCTTATCGTGACATTGATTGCATCTGAAACTTGTTTGCCCATCTGTTCAATTGATGCAACAGCTTTGGCATTTATTTCAGTCGTGTTTTGGGATTTCGGTGTTTCCGTCTTCTTGGATTTTTTTAATGTCGGGTTGTCCGACTCATCCTTTTGAATACGGTCAGCCAAAAACCCGCCAACGGTGCCCATGCCGTGACGAATGCCGTTTGCGATAACATTTTTAGAGCCTTGGAGCAGTTTCTTTCCAATGGCACCGAGAACCAGACTAGGTAACATCTGTTATTTACGGATTTCTTAAATATCTCCATGAAGAAAATTGCTTGGGATAGAAATCCGAAAATCAATTGGTGGCTTGAAAACGATCCCGTTCGTTTTTATCACAACATTACTCTTTCAAATTTGCCGATTGTGAGTAAGGAAGGTATAAAGGCCGCGACGTCTGGTCCTGAAGCTGGGAATGTGTCCCTGTTTCTTGAACCAAACAGCGCCATTGTTAAAAAGGAAGATCAGGCGATTTTAATTGTCGATCTGCCTCTTCGATGGATGTTTAGTCACATGTCTCGAAGAATGGATGGTGAAAAGAACCGATTAACTAACAAGGATCAGTATGAAAAATGGACTCGCACCGATCATGAATATTACAAAGGATCGATGCTGAGAATCAGAAATTTAGTACCTCGACGTTTTATCGTTGGTTTTACAGTGGTGAAGTGATGGCATGGAATCTTGCACTAGGTCGAAAAGAACGAAAAGAAGCTTCCAGACATATGCGAAGCGAAGTCAATCGTATTGCTATCGAAGAACCGGAACGAAAAGGTAAGAAATCCAAGAAAGCAAAAAAGCTTTTCGCTATCGAGTATCGTTACACTCAGAAATATTGGACTCGTTTTGGTGATAATTGGTGGTTTCGTCGCCGGACCAACAATTGGCGAGTCCACAACAAATACGCTACTGAGAAACAACGCGAACAGGCTTTGGAATCTCTCAACAGAAGACAAGATGATGCTGTGGAATATCGTTCCGTTGATTTTAGTTGATCGTCTGGAACAATAGAACTAAATAGAATGCACCATGTTGTAGGAGAGAGATTTTATGAGTGACGATAAGAAGTTTCCGCGCGATGATTCGGAGTTCGGTGGTGATGCCACACCGAATCGCCAGCAAGTGCCTTCGCCTTCTCAGGAAGAGTTGGACAAGGATCGGGCTGAAAATCCTGATACTTCGAACAACGATTCTTCGTACAAGGATGGCGGCGGACAAGCCTAAACGAGGATGCCGGATCGATAGTTACCCGGATTCGTTATTAGCTTGCCGGTGCCATTGATGGGGTAAAAACGAGCAAGGTGCATGTGGCGGTCTGTTAAACCGAAATTAGGCTGGTTCGATTCCAGCTACCCCAGCCATCACTGTTCGTAGCGTGCTGCGGACTCAGAGACCGCCAGTTAATCTGGCGGTCTTTTGCTTTCCTATATAATCTGTAATGCGGGTTTAGCTCAGTGGTTAGAGTTCTTGCCTTCCAAGCAAGTTGTCGTGGGTTCGAATCCCACAACCCGCTCCAGATTATAGGAGTTATGATTGTCTCTTCCGAAAATTCAACACGCAACATTTACTGCGGAAATTCCAAGCACCAAGAAGCCTGTTAGATTCAGACAGTATACCGCCAAGGAAGAAAAGATTCTTCTTATGGCAAAGAGTTCTGGTGGTGATGATGATATTCTCGCTGCAATCAAACAGATCGTGAATAACTGCATCCTCAACGAAAATTTCGACATTGATGCTATGACCATTTTCGATTTGGAATGGTTGTTCTTGAAGATCAGGGCCGTTTCTGTTTCGAACGTCGTTTCTGTGTCGTACAGAGATAACGAAGATAACAAGGTCTATGACTTCGAAATTAATCTCGATGAAGTAAAGATTGTTTGGCCGGTTGAAAAGCCTGCAACGATAACGGTAGGTGAGGGTGTTAGTGTATCGTTCAAATGGCCTACTGCGGATTTATACACCGACACTAGGTTGCTTGCTGCGACTGGAATCGATGCTCTTGAAATGTTGGTTGTCAAATGCATTGATAAAATTTTCACCGCAGATCAAGTGTATGATCCAAAGGATTATTCGACGGATGAATTGATCGCGTTTATTTCTGATGTGGAAGTGAATGCATATAATGAAATCAAACATTTCTTTGATACGATGCCGCGTATGGAATATGTCATCACTTACCAAAACGAAAAAGGAACTGATAGGAGAATAGAGTTAAATAGCCTTGTCGATTTTTTTCAGTTTTGACAAGTAACAACACTCTGGAAAATTACTTCTATACGATATTCTCGCTACAGCAACATCATAAGTGGTCGATAAGCGACATTGAAAATATGATTCCGTTTGAACGGGATTTGTATGTGCAAATGTTGACCGCTTATCTTGAAGAAGTCAGAGAAAGACAGCGACAACAGCAAGGTGGTTAAAGACCGCTTCCTCCGACGCCTCCGGTGATAACTGGCGGCGGGTTTAATGGAACGCCAGAAGTGCTTTCAATCTGATTCGAGCTATCATACCAATCGAAGAATGTCATAATGACAGGAATCTTCATGTATTCGTTGTTGGAAGCCCAAGACAAGCTTTGATCACCAACGAGAATCGGGAATGCTTGTCTCAAGGTGACTTGGTAAACTTCCGCTCCATCATCGCTGTAAACATGGATGACAACGTTTGTGGCATATCCTGTATTGTTTTTTGGATCGTATTTGTAAGCTACTTCCCATGGATATTGCGGAGTGGTTTTATCACCATCGGAAGTGTTGACTCCGTCTCTGAATTCAAAATTCAGAATCGATTTCATCCATGTCTGGAAGAATCGCAAAACATTTCCGTCGCCATCGCCTCTGAATGACAGAGAGATATCAGTGAAAATTGGATTGTAAGGCTTCTTTTCAGTAGCACCGTATCCATAACGATGAATGTTTGCGGTCAGCAAACCAAAACCGGGGAGATTGGTTTGTTCGCAATACAATTGCAGTTTGTAGTTTGTTTGTTTTAGGGTTTGAATTTCTGGTTTGTTTCGCAGAGACAGTGGCAAAGAAATTTCGACCATGAATTTGTTGGTCTTTAAAATTCCCGCAGAAGATATTTCAGCTAAAATTTCATTGAGATTGAATGCCATTACCCGCCCTTTATAATTCTTCTTGAGTGTTTCCAGACAGTTTGATTTGTTGCTTTTTGGAATGTCTGGACTGGCAAACCAATCGCCGTGTCCCATTCTCGGCTTTCAACAAAAAAGAATCGAGACCGAACATGATTCTTCAAATACATCTTGAAAGTTGGTTTGAATGGAGCAAACTTTGCAGCCGATTTGAGTACCTGATAACTCAACTTCAAACGAACGATCTTTTCGTCTTTGTGTTTGACGGCAATCGTCCAAAGAGCATCCATCAATTTTGCTCTGAGCATTGGCGGAAGGTAATGGAGGTTGATGCCATGAAACCAAGTATCACCAACCTCGACCACGAAAATTAAAGGGAATTTGTCCCAATAAGGAAGTTCGTCGCGGTGTTTCGGGTCATAAAAATACATGAGCATGGTCCCGATATCTTCCGGTCCCATGCGAGTAAAGAGCCTCGATTTGTTCGAAGCATGTAATTCTTCTGGGTCTACTTGAAGGCGGCGGGCTTTATTTCGGAACCAATCTCGGGCAACTTGAATGTCCTTATTGTTGATTCCGATTACCTTGCCGCGCTTCGCAATTTCAGAAAATATGAAAGTCGAAATTTTTCAAATCCTTTTCGTTCCTTTCATATTTATTCGGCAATCCTTGTGCTGAATTTCACCGCATAACGATTTTCTTTATCCTTAGAAACCGAGATGTTGTCTATTGCATAAGTTTGACCGCCAACCTTGAAGGTCACACCATTCTTAATGCCAGCATAAGAAAGAGTGTCTTTGATTTCCTGTGGTGTTGGTCCTAAAGAATCAGCAAAAGAAATCACAATTGATAATATCATTGCCAGTATAACAATGATAAAGACATACTTACTTGGACGTGGTTCTTTCATTCTAACCTCTGGAGTTTTAAATGTTCCTGCCTTGGATAGCGTTCGGTGGATACCTGTTTTGGGGTGCCATTGCAATTGTTCTTCTTCTCATGATGTTTCTTGATGATGAAGATTTCTCACCGATCTTGTCTGTAATTTCTGTGACCATTGCCCTGATGGTTGTTTTTGTGGACGGAATCCCTTGGCGCTGGTTTCTCGATCTGCATAATTATTTAACCGTTGCGATGTTTGCGGCTGGATATGTTGCGCTTGGAGTTGGTTGGTCTTTTGCAAAATGGATGCTTCTTCTGCAAGAGAAAGCAAAACTCTATGAACAACAGAAGAGTCGATTTCAAAGTGATTATGAAAAGTGGAAGGATAAACCCGGCGCAAGCTTATCGTTTGCAGCATATGTAAAGAAGTATGAGGACTTCCCGCCTTCGGCATCACAACATAAGCATAGCTTGAAATATTGGGCATTCTTCTGGCCGGTCTCGGTTTTGAAGTTCATGCTCTATGATTTCTTTCGAAAGTTCTGGGATTTCGTTTATGGTATTTTCTCAGGACTCTACCAAAGAGTATCGGATTTCTGGTTTTCTAAATTCCCCGAATTGAAGGACTAAAAATGGCTAAGAAGAAAGTAACAACTACCGTAACCACGACAACCGTGGAAACTGATGAGACTGCGACGTCAACGGTTCAACGTGATTACATCTTGTTGGATCGATCAGGCTCAATGGATACAAAGTGGCATGAAACACTTTCGTCCATCAATGCTTATGTGAAGGGTCTCGCCAAGGATAAGATCAACACACTTGTCAGTCTCGCGGTGTTCGATCACCATGGCGGAATGTTTTATGATATCATTCGTGATGGTGTCCCGCCTTCGACATGGCATAATGTGACGCCGACTGAAGTTGAGCCGCGTGGTTCGACTCCGTTGTTTGATGCTGTTGCGCGTACTGTGCAACAAGCCAAGCGCGACAATCCAGAAAAGGCCGCGATCATTATCATGACTGATGGTTATGAGAATTGTTCGCGTGAAATCGATGCTACCCATGCCAATGCTTTGCTAGATGATTGTCGTGCCAAGGGTTGGTCGGTTGTCTTCCTTGGTGCTGACTTCAATGCATTCTCGCAAGGTGTATCTCTCGGCGCGTCGTTGGGCTCGACACTTTCCATGAGTACCGGAAACTATGGAAAGGCTTTCACGATTCTGAATTCAACTCGCGCGATGTATAGTTGCGGTGAAGCGGCGACCATGGAATTCACGGAAGACGAGCAACGTATTGCCATGGGAAACAAACCGCTCACCAAATAAAATCACTTGCATTCTTTCTGGAATAGCTTAGAGTGCAAATAACGGAAGCGGATTCCTTGCCCCCATAAGCCCTCTGCTTTCGTTCCCCCGTAGGTGCTTCCCCAGTCGCCTACGGGGGTTTTTTTGTGATTTCCCGCCTTGACTTTTATCATAAAAGTGGTAAAATCTGGATCATAAGGAAAGGGAAATACATCATGTATGACACTCGCGATCCAACGCCATTCTGGAGTTCTCCCGGATTCTGGATTTTTATCGGTATCATCGCTCTTTTCAAGGGTCTCCGTCGCCTGTTCTTTTGGGGTTCTGTTGCTCTGTGGGGCTGGGCGTTTTACCTCTATTATGAGATGGGCAACACGCCGGGGCTGGCAAAGGTCATTTATACCGGCAAAGACACGACTTATCTCGAATTCACGAAATTTCTCATGTTTATGGGATTGGTGTTTTTCGTGATCTGGTTGTTCGCCGCCATCGTTGCCTTGATCGGTAGGAAAGTTAAGGAAGTTCTTTCATGACACACTCAATCTTTCATAGGTTCACAAGCTTGGCGGAAGCTAAGGAATATCGCAAGCAAACTGGTTGTGGTGGTTGGATTTTTGGTTGTGAGGGTGGTGGCGAGTCCATCATATTTCCTCCGAAAATGACACCATCAGAAATTCTCGTTCACGACATGATTAAGGGAAAATCTGGGACTTTGTATTCCTGATGGAAATATCAACCGACGCTGATTTTGTCATTTATCTGATTAAGACCTTGGCTGTCCCGGTCGGAGTCATGATCACGATATGGCTTCTTACGATTTTCAAGATCGTCAACGATTAAATATCTCCAAAGGGAGAAAAAAATGAAGAGTTTCGGTGAATACCTCAACGAGGAAGAATACACCCCGCAAAAGGGGACTCAAATGGGCTCGAATGAGGGCGGGATTCATACCGATTCGAAAGGCGGCAAGCACTATATCAAGCATTATCGAAACGGCGACCAAGCCAAGGTTGAGGCGCTGACGGGCAAGATTTATCAGCATATGGGCATCCATACCCTCAATCCAAGACACGAAATGGTTAATGGCAAACATTCGGTCGTTACGAAATACAACGACAACTTGAAGCCCATGGCACCGCATCATTTTGAAAAACTGGATTCCAAACAAGCCCATCAAATCGGCAGAATGTATCATGCCGCCACTCTCACCAAGAATTGGGATATCGTCGGTCTGGAACACGACAATATCATGAAGAATCACAAGACCGGCGATCTTCATGCTATCGACCACGGCGGAAGTTTCCATTTCAGGGCTCAAGGGGCTCATAAGGATTATGACGCCGGAATCGGGGAACATCAAAGCCTTCGACACAACGATCAAGCTTCGGGTCATGTCTTCTCTCATGTCTTCAAGAAACACCCGGAAGCGGAGAAATCAGGACTTGACTCCGTCCGCAAAATAGATGATAATCATGTCCATGGGTTGTTCAAGAATTCGGGTCTGAGCAACTGGAAAGAACTTCATCACAACTTTAATGAGCGCAAGAAGAAATTGCTTGCTCATTATGGAGAATGAAATGGTGGATCGCATTATTACGAAAGACAGCCTACAACAAATGATTGATGTTGGTGGTGATCGTGCTGTGCGGATTGTCGGACGTGCTTTGGTTGTTTTGTTTGAACGCCAAACCGCTGAAGAGAAACGTATCAACAGTACGAATGTTCATAACAATGTGGGTTTCACTAGTGCTGATGGCCAGAGTGGTGTTTTGTCGGCCAAGGCTTTTCTCAAAAACAAAACTCTTACTGATTGGCAGTTTGAACGTTGGGCACGAAAAAACAAGAAAGGTTACTCACGAATTACCAAATATTGGCGGCAGTTGGATGACGCCGCCAAGATCAAATCAAAACAACAATAAGAAAGGATTTTGTTATGTGGCTTTGTTTTAACGACGCCTTTGTCTCGGCGGTACAGGATGAGTGCGATCATTCGCTGCTCAAGGTTCGTGCCCGCTCCAAGGAACATCTGGAGCGATTGTTTCCTGATCGCAAGGGAGATATCATCACCTCGCCAGAGAACGACTATCGGTGGCGAATTTTCGTGGACAAGACGGAATTCGCTCGTATGGTCGCAACGCGAATCCTCGAACTGGATTACGGGAACTTCAAGGATTCGGTGCCTGAGAAGGATTTGCACGATATGTATGCGTTGTGGTGGGGCGATCACTGGAACTTCCAGTACAACATCGAGCATCCCAACCGGTATCGAAAGAAGAAGAAGGGGAAAGGGATGCTGCATCCTCAAGTGCAGGATGCTTTATCTAAAATGGAAAAGTGATTTTACTGGCCCTTCGGGGCCAGTTTTGTTATGGGATCATAATGTCTGATATCTATTTTGCTTCCGATCATCATCTCTTCCATAAGAACATTCTGCATTTCAAGGACGATGCAGGCAATCCCGTTCGTCCGTTTGCCTCGCTAGAGGAAATGCATGAGACCTTGATTGAAAATCACAACAAGGTCGTGAAGCCTTCCGACATCATTTATTTTGGTGGCGACGTGGCATTCTCATATGGTCCTGAATTGGCCGCGCTCATGGCGCGGTTCAACGGCAAGAAACGGTTGCTGCTCGGAAATCACGACGTTCTGAAAGGTACGAACCTTTCGACCTTCTTCAAAAAAATCACGCTGGTTCGCCATTTCAAGGAAATGAACATGTGGTGTTCGCATATCCCGATGCACAAGGGATCGTTCCGCCACAAGGCGCTGTATAACCTCCACGGCCATACTCACCAAAACGACGTCCTGAAAGAAGATGGGACGCCTGATCCGCAATATATCAACTTCTGTCTGGAAAAAACAGATTTCACTCCGGTCAATTTCGATTGGATAAAATCCAAAATGATCTTGTGACTCGAATTGACAACGACGTGATTTCGTTGTTGATAGGAAACGAACCGCGCGGCACTTGGTTGTGTCATCGGGCTTTCAATCCCAAAGGATGAGGGTTCGACTCCCTCGCCGCGCACCAAGAGAGATATATAAATGACAATGTTCGGAGAACGATTATGAAGCACTTCTGAATTACCAAGAGGACCACCGCCCCTTAGAGGGTTGATTATGAACGAAACGAAATTGAAACACCTCTAGGAGAAAACATGTTATCACACCTTCAAGTTAAGGTCTGGAACCTCGCTCAAGAAGCCCATTACATTCGGTCCAAGGAAAAGAAGTGGAAGGATCGGGCAAGAGCCGCCAGAGCGAAAGCGAAAGACCCCAAATTCTCGGAAGACAATTTCTGGTCCATGAGAAATCATCGAATGGAATTGCGGGTTGAATCCCGTTGTTCGCAACTCGCTTACGGCTTCCTTCGTGGTCGCAAGTATCATCAGATGGAAGACGTTGCCTACTCTGCGCCGGATTGGTCTCGTATCGAGAACATCGCCAAGCGTTTTTCGCAAGACGATCCTCGGTTGGTGATCCAATCATTCGCGGAATGGAAGGATGAAGCGGCGGTCTTCCAGAAAGATCAGTTGCAAATCCGTCTGCATGAAAAGGAAATGCAGGCCAAACAACGAGCGGCAGCGAAAGAAGAAATCGCCGCTGCTGCTAAGTAACAAAGTTAGCTGGCGCTGATTTATCAGAAGACAGGAGAACCTTGTTCGTTGTGGACAACAATCACTACCTCTCCGGTAGTATGTACATGCAAGAGTAGTTGTCTATGTTCGAACCGCCAGCTTCTTTTTGCCCGTATAGCTCAGTTGGTAGAGCAGGAGTTTTGTAAACTTCAGGTCGTGCGTTCGAATCGTACTGCGGGCACCATCATCATTCGGGGAATATCATGCTGAAAAAGATTGTTTTGTTTGTCGGCCTTTCGTTTCTGCTCGCGGGTTGTGGTGAAAACACAGCCGTTAGAAGCATCGAAGCCTTGGGTTTCACCAATGTTCAATTGACCGGTTCGGCATGGGTTGGTTGTAGTGATTCCGATGATTTGTTCTGGAGTCACAAGTTTTCGGCGCTTGGCGCGAACGGCAAACCGATCACTGGCGTTGCTTGTGGTGGTCTTCTCAAGGGCTACACAATAAGGACTTGGTGATGTCTGTTATCAACATCAAAAACAACCTTTTGCGACGAACAACTATTGTCGTAATATTTCCGGTGATTTTGATAGTATATGCGGCATTTGGTGCTATGATTTCCGTATGTGATTATCTTGTTGAAGATATCAAAGCCGCGTGGCGAGGTTCGAAATAATGTATCAGTATCACGAACTACTCAAGAAAATCCTGAATGAAGGCAAGTACAAGAAAGATCGTACTGGCGTAGGTACGCTGTCGATTTTCGGTCATCAAATGCGATTTGATCTGAGTGAAGGGTTTCCCTTGGTGACAACCAAGAAGGTCTCGATCAAATCAATCATTCATGAGTTGTTGTGGTTCCTCAAGGGAGATACGAATATCAAGTATCTCAACGACAATGGCGTCACGATTTGGGATGAATGGGCGGATGAGAACGGCGATCTTGGTCCGATCTATGGTTATCAGTGGCGTCAGTGGGATGGTTTCTTCGATCAAATCGATAGCGTCGTCAATCAAATCAAAGAAAATCCGAATTCTCGTCGTCTGATTGT